TCTGAAACCATGCGGTCTCTGTCGTTGTCTGCTCGCCAAGATTGGTAAGCCCAAACGTCAGATTGTTGATGGTGATTTGATCGACGCGTAAAACCATCACATCACCAAAGTTTTATAGGGTCGCAATAACTGGTCAATCGCCCACGGAAGCTGATACTGCTTAGCCTCAGAGATTGCCGACCGGTTATTGTAGAAATGCGTGAGAAGCATTAGACCAGCTTGTTTAACCACCGGATACTGGCCGATAACACTGCCTTGCAGGGTGTATTGGCAAAGCATTGGAGCGGTCATGTAAGTGTTAACGTTATTGGGAACCTCGAAAAGAACTAACTTATTTCCCGTTGGGTCGTAGTAATACTGGGAGCTTGCAATCGTCGTAAGAACCGGAGGGTTTAGGTCGTTGTAATACTTGACCCAGTTGATCGTCACGCCGTTCTGCGAGACCTCGGGAAGATCTAGCGAAACCGGAGCCGCCATTAAACCCGAGATTAAATAAGAAGCCTGATACGTCACATTGAAGATTGGAACGCCTAAGTAATCCTCAATTGCCATTCGCGCTGCCAGCTCAAGCTGCGACAAAAACTCGTCTTGCGACTCATCGGCAAACAAATTGAGCTGATTGGTGATTTCGTCGAGCGTAAGCCATTGAGTAACCGGGTCGCGGTTACTCTGAATGACCTTCGAGTAGTTGAACGGGTTACGCGAACCCGCTCCGAAATTACCTTGCAGTTGGCTTGGCATGTTAGGTTCCGATCAAACGAACGCCAGCGGTTACATCACGAACAGTCGAGACCAAACGCTTTTCCGCGTAGATCGTGATTGTCCCAGGCTGCGTCTGCTCCATGCGTTGCAGCGTCATTTCTGAATGGTCAACGATCCACATAAACCGAGGCCAGTTGGCTAGGTAAATGGGAGAAGCGCCGACAGCGGGAGCATCCAAATAGGGATTGGCAATAACCGGCCACCCCATGATGTTTACAGCAGGGCCTTCGCCTTCTTCGCCGGTTTCAACAAGCGCGTAAGAATTGCCGCCGTGCGTGTATTTCCTAAGCGTCTGGATCGCCGTGGGGTGCATCATCCACGCCGTTCCTGGCATCTTCCAAAACTGCCCAGGAAGAGCGTTAGCAACATCCACAAGGGTTTCCCACTCAATGCCGCCAGCATGAGCATAGCCGACCGTGTTAAGCGTATGAATGCCGTTTGTAATCGCGGTTCCTGAGCTGCCATAAGCCGCCGTAGAACCCGCTGTTCCCGCGTACATCTTAAGACCGCGCAAGCCGTTAGTTGCGCCTGTGCTTGTCGTTGTCGATCCTGCTTGGTCGTTATTGATCGCCATAGACGCGGCTTCGATCTGGCTAAATTCCATTGCAAGATCTTCGGCCAAAGCTGCATCTAGACCATTAATGTCATCCATTGCCGCTGCGCGGATAGGCATCTGAGCGCTAATAACGCGCATTGGAAGCTGCCAAATGCTCGTGGCAATGTTGGGAGATCCGCTGTTAGCGTTTACTGTGTAACCCCAAGGGTTTGTAGAGTTAGCCGCGTTACCGGTCTTAACAACAAACTGAATATCCGAATCCGAGGTCATCGTCTGGTTAGCGTAAACCCGGAAAGGGTTCCAATAGCGCAGACTTGCAAATACATCTTCGTTATAGACGCGGCCACCAACGCCGGAGCCCGAGCCCGTGAGGGCTGAGGCTTCAGCGAGGTTCACCGTGGCTTTGCCCTCGTGGAGAGCCTGCTTAAGCCCTTCTAAAATTACCTGTCTCATAGTCTCTCCATAGAGGGAGAGGGCTTTCGCCCTCTTAAATTAAGCCGCAGTTCCGGTCGAGCGATAACGTACGCCAGCGTTTGGATCGCGCACAGAAGTTGCTGCGCGAGTCTCGCCGTAGAACGTGATCGAGCCTGGGAGCGTCTGGTCATAACGACGCAGAACCATGCTTAGACGCATAACGATGGTATGAAACTGCTGGAAGTCAGCAAAGTACATTGGGTAGTAAGACGTCGTACCTGCCGCGCCGGTTGTGGGCTGAGAAGGATTGTCAACGTACTTGTTAACCACAACGTCAAAACCAAGCAGCTTACCAACGATGCCATCGTCACGGCTCAGACCGTCGATGTAGATTGGGCGCTTCTGATCATCAACCAAACCACGGATGCCCTGCAACAAGATTGGGTTAATCATGAAGCGAGCAGTCGGGGTCCAGTATTGCTGCGGCAAGCTGTAGATGAAGTTAACAACGTCTTTATAAACGATGTTATTTGCACCGACAGTGTTTGCGTTGGTGGTCAACTGGTCATAGGTTGCAAGGCTATGCAGACCGTTCGTGGTTGCGGTTCCCGAGGTTCCAAAAGCAGCCGTGGAAACTGTACCGCCCGTGTAGGTTGCATTTGCGCCCGCATACTGATCCAAACCGCGCAGACCATCAGCGCCGCCAGTTGATACCGAGGTTCCGGTTCCCGATTGATCGTTGTTCTGGATCATCGAGGTTGCCATTGCCTGCTGGAATTCCATTAGCATGTCGTCAACAACGTTGGGCTCAAGACCATCAATATCGTCGAGCGCAGCAGTACGGATTGGGAACTGTGCGTTCAAGTCTTTGAGGATCACCTGCCAAATCGACGTTGCTTCAGTCGTGGATGCGCCGTTATTTTGCACCGTATAACCCCACTGAGCGCCAGCGTTGCCGGTCTTTACGCGGAACTGATAAGCCGAACCGTCAGTTGCAACGATGCGGGAAAGATCCATCATCGGATTGCCAAGACGCTTAGCGGCAAACACGGGATCGTAAGCAGTACGGCCACCAACGTCATAGCCAGAACCGGTAAGCGCAGATGCTTCTTTAATGTACCCGTCGAATTGATCGACTGATTCAAAGATCTTTACTTCGCGTTCGACCTGATTACCACCTTTAACGTACTCTTTGAGCACATCGCGGAAGCGACGGTTTGCCTCACCCCGAACCGTCTTGTGGATGGGACGAATGATTGATGGAGCGGCAATTTTTGCCTCAAGAGCGGCAAGTTTTTGCTCGGTCTCTGCTTTGACTGCTTGAACAGCTTCGGTAACTTGAGTCTTAACAGCCTCAGCGGTTTCAGCAAGTTTTGCAGCGTTAGATGCTTCGATTGCATCCAGTTTTTCAATGACTTTTTCAAGCATGATGATTTCCTTTATCGGGTTGCGATTGCCTTCAGCAGCTCGCGGTATTGGAGCGCTTCAAGCAGTTTCACCGCTGCGTCCGACTCACTCGGATTAGCGGGTTGAGAAGTTGTCACGGCAGCATCACGCTGCTCTATGATCGACTTCAACAAGCCGGATGCAGCGGCTGCATCCTTTCGAGAAAGCCCAGCGTCACGCAGTGCTTTTTCAATCGTCCTGGGGTTTGGTTTATCCCCCATCCAGTATTCAAGTCTTGAGATCTCGGCCTTGGGATTGTTGGGGTTCATCACAATCGAAACCTCAGCCAATCCGCCCTTCATGATCTGAAAGAAGCTGTCGGGGTCGTCTGTTGGCTCGCCGTTCTCATCGACCATTTGATATTCGTCGGCATAAGCGCCGACAGAGACACCACCGACCATGCGCGGCGATTCCTTCATAATCGTGTACAGATCTGATCCTGCCGTGGTATTTAGGAAAAGTTTTCCGGTTCCGGTCATGCCTTCGTCCGTAATATCGAACTTTGACCACTCGCCCACAGGCATCATGTCCGAGCTGTGTTGAAAATACATAGGAAGCGGTCTGCCGGCTTCCATCCAGCCTTCGTGCCACATCTCAAAAGCTGCTGGCGTGTAAAAGAATCTGCGCCCATCTGCGCCTTCTCTTGCGCCCCAGGTTGTCAGGGTTGCTTCGATCTCTCCGGTAGGTTCGCCGGTTGCCTCGTCAGCCATACGGCCAAGCTCAACCTTTGCCTCAGTGAAGAATTGAATGTGCTTAGCCATGTATCGGTTCCTTTTCCTTCATTTTCCCATCTTCGGGTTTAGGCTTCGGCTTTCTCTTGTCGGCCTGTTCCTTTAACCGCTTCAAAACATCCTTAAGCATTACCAGCTCGCCCGGTCTTACCTATGACCTTAAGATTTCCACCACCGCCAGTATCCTGCGGCGAAGAGCCGGGAATAGGCTTATCAACGCCACTGGCAGCAAGCAGAGAATCACCATCATCCACGCTATCAAGCCCAAGATAGTCTCTAGCTTCGTTGGGCGTGAGAATGCCATTCTTGACTCCGGCCACAACATAGTTCATCTGATCCAGTGGAGCGCCCTTTAGGAAATCCTGCGTCTGAAACTGCACATACAGATTTGGATAGCCACCAAGAAGGCTTGTTTTCAACTTTTGCTCGACGTTCGTGATGAACGGCATCATGGTCGACTTGTAGAACTCATCAAGCATTGTCTGCGTGTTGTTAAATTTGGACTCGCCCACGCCGATCATCGCCGGCGGAACGCCAAATAAGCCAGCAATCCGCGCCATCGTTTGTTTCTTCAACTCTCGTGCGTCTACGTCTTGCAGCGTCAAAGGCTTAATACTTTCGTACATCATACCTTGGTCTAATAGCATCGACTGCCCAGGCTTGCTCAAGTCTGAAGGCTGGCTGTTAAGCATGTTCGTCCATGCTTCTTTGAGCCGCGCCGCGATCTCTTTAAACTTGGAATCAGGTATGACTTGCTCAGTACGGAATAAGCCAGAAGGCTTAGCTCCATTCAACATAATAAAATTGCTATATAAATCTATGTCTTGATCAAGCGAAATAAGCTCGACAGCCTGGAGACGGTTAAACGAAGAAGAACCCTGCCAAGGCTCGCTCTTAACGTGCATAACCTGGAAGTATTGCAGCGGTTCGTCTTTGTTAAACCCGTAAGAAGAGCTTGTAAGCGTGTAAAACGGGTATCTCGTCTCGGAAATCCGCGGAACGATCAGCGTGGAGTCAAGAACGTAAACTTCAAGCGGAACCTGTTGGGGATCGGCTTCGTTCTTTCTCCAGAGTAGTACGAAAGTCTCACCGGCCAGCTCATGCCACATCGTGAACTGATACCAGAACTCGTATTGACTCTGGAAGTTATTAGGCTGAGCAAGAAGGTTAAGAATCGACTTTGCGCGGTTCTTTTCGCGCTCAGGAACCCCAGGTTCCGTCTGAGTATCGACCAAAGTACCGTCAGCTTGCCGCGACATGATCTTTACAGGCAGTTGTGCAAGCGCTCTAGCCTTCGTTGAGACGCAAGCCATGACCGTGGAGTTTCTGGCAAGCGTTGTAATATCTAATGAACGTCCAGCTTCGTTGACAGCGGAGGTCGTTACGTAGAGAAGCTGGTTAGATCCGTAGCCTTGCCCCTTACCTCGGAGCATGACGTTGTTACCCAAAACGGTGTTG